TCTAAAATAACACCATCAACTACAGTTTGGCCTGAAGTAATGAAGTCACAATCGCACTCTTGTGCAGCCATTGAAGGACCTAACAACTTATCTTGTTCATCTCTCCAAGCTTGTTCTCTATCTGGATGTAATGTCCAATGTAATTTGATAAAATTCCAATCATTATCACCTTCTTCAGCACCTACCCAAGTTTTATGGAACCAATTACCAACACCATTTGGTGTAGATAGTGCGATACATTGACCACCAGTAGATAGAGTACTTTGTGCAGCAGTCCATATTGTATCAATCTTGTCAATAAATGCTGCCTCGTCAAGTATCAATAGCGATAGTGCTTCTGAACGACCTGCATCTTCAGTAGATGAAATGGCCTTTACTTGTGAACCATTACTGTATCTTAATGATAATTTGTTGTCCTCAACACAATTTGACTTTACCCAATTCGGTAAATTTGCGTGCATAACTCGGATTTTCGTAACCAAGTTTTTGGCGGTGTCTTGTTTAGTTGCAATAACCAATATGTTCTTATCAGTTTGAAAAGTCATCATCCACAATGCGTATCCAGCAGTAAGTGTGGATATACCTAACTGACGTGCCTTTAAAATAACATTATAATTGTGTTTTTCAAAATCATATAATGTATTTTCTTGAAACCCATATAATGCAAATGGAATTTTACCTTGTATTGGATGCTGAATAACAGCATACTTCTTTAGAAAATATACAGGATCCTGTGCACATTTTAGATATTCCTTTTTAATGACTTCTTTTATGTTCTTATCACTCATTAATTTGCAATGTCCGCTATTTGTATCCCAAAATAAGTCGGTATAATTACTGCAGCTGCCCCATATCCAAAATACAGCCACTTATTTTCATACCAACTTGGTTTTGCTAACTTTGCCATTTTTACATTAGCATCATTTTGTGCTTTTATTGACACAATCTGTTTATCTTTTGCCACTATTATTAAAGAATCAAGATTGGCTTGATCTTCTAACTCTTTAACCAAACCTTCATAATCAGTAATTAATACTTTCTGTGACGCAATTAGTAAATCGGCCTTTTCTATTTTACCTTCCCATTGAGCATCTCGTTGTTTTATCATTTCCAACGCTTCTTCTTGTGTAAAAGTTTGTTGTCCGAATAATGGAATGGATAACAATAATATCCATAGATATTTCATATTCACTCCTTATCGATGTAAAACGTAAACTATACCACTTGCACCAATTGCTACTTTATTTACACCAATCGGATAAAGTGTATCTGCTGTCAATGATGTTCCTGGTATTGTTCCACCACCAGACCCGTGAATAACAACATTAGTTACTACTTCACATATAAATGCTGCACCAGCATTTGAACCAGTAAAAGCTACAGTTGTACTTGATGCTACTTTGGTTATTCCATTATAATCACCAAGTCGGCTATCAGTTGGTTGTGACCTAAACATTGTTCCTGCATGTGTATCAGCCATTTAATTTCTCCTCATATATATAATTATTTACTTTTTGAAAACTTCCTCAAAAAATCTGCTGCATCTTCTACATCATCATTTTCGTAAGCTGTTTCCATTTTGACGACCTCTTTTTTATGTACGGTCAATTTTCTTTTTAAACTTGTTATTTCTTTTTTATTTTTCTTTTTATTTACTTGTAATTTTTCTATTTCTTTTACTACTTCTTTTGTTTTCTTTTTATTTTCTTTTATAACACCCTCTAATTCCTTTACTTTCTTTGACTTATTAGCACTTAAAATAGTACTTAAACCAAAAAGTCCTAAAATACCAACTATGAGTTTCTTTAACCAATCCATATTTACATCTCCATTATTTTTTTATAAGTAGACTTACTTTCTAATTTTTTAGTTTTGGAAGGTTCATCAAATTCACTATCGTCAGGTTCATCATATTTTCCATATCCTTCCGCGTCCCTATCAATTTTTTCATCAAATCCTTTATCAAAAATATTAACTTTTTTATGTATTCTAAATGTTACTGCTTTCCTACCATTTATAGTCGGCATCCCATGATCATCTACACCTATATCTTTTATTACCATTTTCTTGTTTTTAAATTTTCCTACAAGTATAGTATCACCTTTTTTCACATCTATTGTAATTGCCATTATGCTCTCCAACTTATCATAAGGTTTTGTCCATCAAGTTTTTCCGTTACATTATCCTCACGGTTTAACTCTCCACCCAATCCCATTTCTATGATATTTTTTAAATCTTTAAAAGTTAAATCTTTGTCATCAAAAGGATGTGCCATATGTCCGTATGCTCCACCTTCTGTTATTAATTCTCTAAGTTCATCATTCCACCAATCTTTTGTTAATGGTTCATATTTCTCAACATGAAGTTTTGGACGACCACCACTAAATTTTGGATTTGGTTTCTTTTTACCATCAACAGTTAAACCCTTTTCTTGCATAGAAGTATTTCGTGCTTCATCACCTATTCTACCATCCGCGTCAATACCTGATGGAATTGGTGGTCCGGCCATTTGTTGGTCTTTATCAACTCCCAACCATTTTATTACAGTCCAACCTAAATTTTCCATTACATCTCTTAGTGTTTCTTTATATGGTTTTACCTTACCATAAGATATAGGATTCATTGCTCTATATGACATAGTATAATCTTCTTCTGGATCCATTGCTCCATCACTTAATATATAATCAATTACTTTCCAACCTAAATCATTTTGTAATGATTCTACCCAGCCCTTAGATTCTTGTTTATAATCCGTTAAAGTTTTGTAAAATGTAGGTGGACCATCATCAGTAGGGGCATTTTTTCCGGCCGTTGTTTCACTTAAAATCTTACTAATATCATTATCAATTAAAAAATCACCGATAACTTCACCACTAAATTCTTTTAAATAATCTCTCATTATAATCTCTTAACCCATCTTAATACATTAGATAATCGTTCACCATTTCTTATTAATACATCTACTTCTTCTGAATTCTTATATTTACTTTTCATGGCATCTTGTAATGTCTTGATCATTTCCCTTTTCATCTTAGAAGTAATCTTAACTTTTTTATGCCTACCCCAACTATCAACACTTGCAGCAGGTCCAGTTCCGACACTAATAAATCCAGCTACACCATATTGTGGTTTAAACTGATACTCTATAGTAGTAGCTCCACCTCTTGATTCCTTTTCGTATACAAACTGAATCACATGACCCATTTGTGACTTTTCATCATAAGCATCACCAACTTTTATATCTTTATCAGTTAATTCTTCAGATAATAATGATTTTAATTTAATCATCTTTTTTCCAAATTAAATGCTCTGGTTAACATTGACCCGGCCTGACTAAGTTTTAGACGAGCTTTTTCATAATCTTTAAAGTATCTTATTAAAGTTCTATTCTTACTCTTTTTAATATCATCTTCAAGTTCATACCAAAGTTTTCCACCACGAGTCTTATGAATATAATCTCCACCGACCTTGAGTAATTTTTGGTGATTCCAAGAAATATCTGAAATATCTACTTTTTCTTCTAATACTTCTTTTAGTTTAATCATTTCATTTTCCCAAATAAGTGTGTTAGTCGTTCCATCATATCAATTACCCCAGGTAAACTCCTATGATATTTTTCTGCCCATTTTTCTGGATTTCTCACTCTTTTAAGAGATAGTTTTAAATCATCAAGTGCATAATTAATTGATTTTCCGGCATCTTCTGGATCTATATACGCTTCTTTAACTATTTCTTTTAATTTAATCACCTAAATTCTCCAATATATACTGATACACTTATAAATATTAAACTTCTAAACTATTGAGTTTTTCTTCAATCTCTGTTTTCATTTTATTTAGTCCTTCGATAGCTTCCTTGGACATAGTTTCAACTTTTTCCGTATTTTGAGTCCAAGTTTCTTTTTGAAGTTCAACTTCCTTAATTCCTACCGAATCAAAAGTTTCATATGGTTTTGATGTTTCTTTTTTCCAATCTTCTATACTCTCAATTTGGTCTCTTATATAAGAAAGTTGATTATTTAACACCTTTTGTTCTTCCCATTGTTCATATTTATCCTCAATACGAAGTTTATTCTCAAATTCAATTTGACAATCAAAACATTGATTGTATAATCTATACATTTTGTCATCTAATTTTTTCTTCATGACCTTGTTACACTCTGGACAAAACCAAGGAATCTTTGCACCTTTTAAAGCGTCCATTCGGTCATTTTTTCGTTCTCTTTCTGTCCTTATCTCATCTTCTCGTTTCTTCTTTTCCTCTAAATCTTCCATATGGACAAAAATGCGTTTTTCGGGTGTTTCTCCCTTTAATATTGATTCTCTTGCCCTTATGTGTCTTTGATGTTCGTTCATAACTACTCCTAAAATCCGTATTGTCTTTTATACTTGTAATAAGTTGGGATACTCACACCCAACTCATAAATTATTTCTGTTACACTCTTATCTGTAATCAGTAATCGTTCTAAATCTTCTTTTTTCACTTTTGGGTTTTCCGTATAATATTTTTTACGACCCTTCATTATATTTTCCCTATAATGTGGGTCTTTCCACTGCTCTACGAGCACTTTACTAACAGATTTACTTATTTTTTCTCTTACTTCTTTACTTCTCATTACTTTTCTCAATAATTTTGAATTTTTTAAACCTTTACTAATATTTTTCTTTCCAGCTTCTGTATGTATTAACCCTTTTCTCGCTTTACCACCCGCCACTGCATCTTGTGTTAAACCACCAGGTGAAATATTATATTCTGGTTTCATTTTAGAAATCCAATATATCTCCCGTTCATCTAATTTATCAACACTATCCACATTCTCTAATACCTCAACAGCGAAGTTTTCTCCACCATATTTTTTAATAGCATTTGTTATAATTGTTCCACTACCTTTATAATAGCGATTATTCTTTTGTCTGGTCTGTCCTATGTAGAACTTCCCATTCAATAAATTCGTTGTTTTATATATTCTATAATATCCCATACTCTTATATAAATATACAGGATACTAAAAAGTCGTTAAAATGTCATTAATCCAGTAATCTGATTAATCGGGGCGAAAGCGCCCGTAAATTTGTATGTTTTACCATTATATTTGAAAACTATTCCCTCACTTGGAACAATTGAGTCTAATCCACCTATTGATTTCAATTTATCTAATTGTAATGTTAGTTTATTAAGTTTTTTCAAATCTTTACCACTTCTAACATCTTGAATGGCCGCATCTAATTGTTTTTTCACTCGTGCAACCGTAGCATCTGGACTTGCTGCTAACCAACCACTTACATTTTTCATTATTTCTGCTCCAAGTTCAAAAAATAGTTTTTCAAATGGTTTCATATTTTCTTTAACTATTGCTGCATGGTCTTGTTTATCTACACCCAAAATCCATTCTAAAAATGCTGGGAATTTTTCCAAATCCTTTTTGATTGTGGCTATTTTATAACTTTTATCAAAAAATGCCCATCGTTTTACAAGATTTTTCTGTACTTTCTTTGGGATTCCAGATGTATACATACCTTCGCCTTGTTTAATAAAATCTTCCCAAAACTTTTGATGGTAAAGTGCTAATGTATCATTATCTTTTAATTTATATTCTCTCTGTAATTTGGATAATTTATTTACAAAATACTGTTTCTTCTTGTCAAAATCTTGATGTTTAGGAACTGTAAGGAAATTTGGTTTTCCTATCTTATAATGTTTCTGTATGTTTTGATTAACTTGTTTAATCATACCAGCTAACATTCTTGCACTACCTTTTACCTCACCTACTGCATTTCCACTCCTT